CTGTTCTAATCTTAAGTTGCAAGGCGTTATCGCCTTCATAAATGCCAACTTTTAGCGCACGGCTCCTTGAGAGCCATTTCCCTGGACCGAATATAGGAATCGTATTCGGTCTTTTTTTGGTTGGCATTTAAAAACAGTAACTTACAATATAATCAATCAGTTAAACCCGATCGTATTACCTTCTGTTCTACTCTGCTGGACTCTGCGCCGCCACTTTGTCGCCATTTTTCTTCGCCATCAACGCCAGCGGATTGCAGCGAATTGCATCTTCAAGATGGTCGGGCGCGAAGTGCGCATAACGCATCGTCACCCTGATGTCGGAATGCCCGAGAATACGCTGCAGAACGATGATATTTCCTCCGGCCATCATAAAGTGGCTGGCAAAGCTATGGCGCAGTACATGGCTCATCTGGCCTTCGGGTAATTCAATACCGGCCAGGCGAATGACCCGATAAAACTGGCGATAGCACTCTGCAAAAAAACGGCCCTCTTTGTTTTTCAATTCGTTATACAGGGCGTTGTCGATGGGTACCGAGCGGTTCTTTTTGCCTTTGGTATTGATGAAAGTGATTTTGTTTGGAGACAATTGTGAGGCTTTAAGATTCGCGGCTTCACTCCACCGGCACCCGGTTGAAAGGCAGATTTTGATAATCAGCGTCAGATCGGGGTTATCGTGAACTTTGCAGGCGGCAAAAAGCTTTTGTATCTGGGTTTCAGTCAACCATGCCATTTCTTTCTCTGGCTGATCAAACTCCCGTATATTTTTAAGTGGGTTGGGGTAGCTGATTTCGCCAAGCCGTTCCAGCTCATTGAAAAGAGCGCGAAGGAATGCATGTTCACAGTTAATGGTACCCGGTGAGACCTTTAACGATTTATCACTGGTTTTGTATCCGTTCTGTATGAGGCCCTGTAAACGCCGATCCCGATAATGTGCCCAATCCTTCGAAGTGATAGAGGCAGCAACGGGGTTTCCCATGCCATTGCAAATAATATTGAGTTTGCCGAGTCGGCCTTTTCTGTCACTTAGCGAGCAACCGTGCAGTTTGTACCATAGTTCGATAAGTTCGCTAAGCTTGCGGTCAGCAGGGCGTCAACATCAGACTGGCACAGGTCGGCCAGGCGCACGCCGCGCAGACTTCCGGCCGTCGGCTTAATCAGCTCCACGCTTTTGATTTCGGTTTCGCCGCGCTTCAGCGGGGTTTCAAACTCAACAACGCTATCTTTCTTTTCCATGATTGTTCTCTGTTCACTGTAGTCAGGTAATGCCAGCGGCGGGCGCTGGCGTCAGGGTTTATACCAGGCCGAGGTTTTTACGGCGCTGTTCAAGGCGGTCAGTGCCGTTAACCTTCTCCACCATGTTGATGGTGTCGATTTCGATCAGCTCCTTGCCGTTAAAGGTCAGCTTGTAATAGGTGTTTTTACTGGTGATTTTGGTTTCGGTGTCTTCACCCTGTTTGGCTTCGCCGAAATCAAACGACTGATGCTTACCGCGCACCTCAATCTCTACCGCGATTTCCTCGCCGGTATCGTCGCGCTGGTAAGAGCCGGTAAAGCGCAGGGGAATGTCAGACGCACCCCACTGCGTGAGTACCAGCTCATCAATACCGCCGATGCTCCACTCAACATCAAGCGCGTCATCTTCCAGACCGTTATCAATGAAGGCTGCGCCGCTCATGCCGCCCGCGCGGAACGGGTCGAGCTTGCGCGCCAGCTTCGGCAGGGTCACGGCGGTGACGACGCCCTGATAGCTGTTGGCGTTATTAAAAAGGTTCATGCCCTTCAGTTTGCGTGGCAGTGCCATTTATCCGGCTCCTCAGCTGTTAACGGATGCGGCGAAGTTCGCCAGATAGGTATCGGTAATGCGCTGGCGCAGGGTTAAATCTTCCAGCGGCGGAACCGGCGTATAGTCGTAATCGATAAAGAGCTTGCCTGCCTTCAGGGTGTCTTTATCGTTGGCGCTTTCGTCATACCAGGCGGATGCACCCAGCAGATAACCGGCGTTAACCAGCTCGCGGAATTTCGCATTGATGCCCGCGATAATTTCGCGCACCAGAACCGGCGTCAGCGGCTTATCAACCGCCCACATGTGCGCCTCGGCCATCGTGTCGGCCAGCACCTGCGCCGTTCGGGTGTAGTTCTCAAACTGAAACAGCGGATCATCACTGCAGGTGCGGTTGCCCCAGAAGCGGAAACCGTCTTTACGGATCAGCGTGGTGACGTCGGCCTCGTTGAGCAGGTCGGCGTCGGTGCCGGTTTGCTGCAGATCCCAGAACACCGACGCGGAAATACCGGTCACATTGTTAACGCCGACGTTAGACAGGGTTTTATGCCAGCCGGTGTCATTGTCGATTTTTGCACGCAGGCCCAGCGCGCGGGCGGTAGCAAAGGCGGTATCGGATTTGCTGGTCGTGGTGTTCCAGGTGAGAAAGTCCGGCCAGATAACCATGATTTCACGCTGGCTGAAGTTCTGACGGTACAAGCGGACTTCGGAAATGGTCTTGCATTCCCACGCTGACACGTAGGCAAAGGCGCGCAGCTGCTGCGCGATGCTGGCAAGCGCGGTTGCCACCGCCAGTAAGTCCAGTCCCGGCACGCCGAGAATACGCGGCTTAACGTCGAGCTGGGTCTGCGCGGCGAGCAGTGCTTTCATGCCAGTATACTGGCCGTTTTCATCCGTGCCGCCGATGATATTGGACGTGGTTTCGGCTTCGTCAGCACCTTCAGCCACGCGCACGACGACGGTCACGGGTTTTGACTGGTCGGCAATAGCCTGCAGCGCAGCAGCGAGCGTGCCTTTTTTACCTGCTTTGCCGACAGCTGCCTGCACGTTGGTGATAAGTACCGGCGTATTAAGCGGGAAGGTTGCCGCGTCCGCATCCTGCGCAGTGCAGACCATGCCCACGATTGCGGTTGATACGGTTGTAATGGTGCGCGTGCCGTCGTTGACTTCGACGACGCGGACACCGTGATGATAATCAGACATCTGATGCACTCCGTTTTGAGGGTGTGCTCAGGGTGTCAGGTCAGGTTTAGCGGTGCATCTGATGGGGGTTTGCTGGTCTGTCAGCAGACAGAATTAATAATGTGGCGCTGCCTGTCGGCGGGTATGTACCGGAGGAGACTTTTACCTGTAATATGAATTATTACGGGTAGGCTCGCTATTAAAACGCGTAGGTGAATTTTTTATTATTCTTTCATAAGATAAAGGAGATGGAGTTGATTTCGTTAAGAAGTGCTTTAAAAATGGAAGTAGTGAAAAATATTTACTTATGCCTGACCGGTGCAGGAGTTGTTGTTTTTATGTTCTATTGCATGAGAATACAATTCTTCCCCACGGGATTGACATTATCAGACGCAATTTTTTTTCTAATGGTTATAGCATCATTCTCACTCATTTTGGGCTTTTTTATCCTTTGCTGGTATTCAATGTCTGTCATTGTGTCTGCTATTTTTATAAATATTTCTTTATTCTGCGCCAAGATAAATAAAAGTCCAAAGGTACTTTACTCCCTTAAAGGAACAAAGAGAATGGCGAGAAGAATGAAAATTTACGAACCTGCTTGGGCGCATGCCATAATATCTGTTATAGCAATTGTAACTTTATTTACAATTGTAAGGTCAAGGCATATTGATGTCTTATCAGTCTTTTTATCGGTAATTGTGACATCCTCCTTAATGACGATTGTTCCAAGTATTTATTTTGATAAAAGAATAGAGAAGAAGAAAAAAAACAAAATGGCAGCGTTGATTTGTGGCATAGCATTTTTTTTATTTTTCTTGCTGTCCGGCATGGCTCCAGTGCTGAGTGATGCTGGAATGACATTTATAGGAGTGAGAAAGTCAAATATAACTGTAATGTTACAGGGAGATGATTTGAAAATGGCCAGGCATTTGACGGGGAATCAGGAACAAAACTATTTTACGGGGGATGCTCTTTTTACGGGGGTAGGTGCTAGTTCATTGCTGGTTATTAATAAAAAAAGGATTATTGTGAAAAATGAAAACCTTGCCCTTTCGTTTTGAACTGGCCAGATATAAAAAGTATTTATATCGACAGGTAAAATATTTTTAAGATAGCAAGGTGCAAAAGCTGGTTTCTGCACCTTGCCATATTTTAGACAGGACGCTCTGGCCACGTGATAAAAGGTGTAGAAAGTACATCTACGCGCTGGATTTTCTGTGCATAAGCCATCCATGCCGTCAGTCTTTCCTTATCATCCTCTGTAATAATTCCCAGCAGCAACTGCGCCTGCCAGGCTGCGCTTACGGAGTTAGCTTCTGCAATACGAGTACTTTTTTCTTTCTCAACGGCGATTATCTTTGCTTTACATTCAGCCTCTGCGTCTTTTATCCATTTCGTGCCATCCCATTTATCCCAGGCGGTTGCCGGTTTTAGCGGTGTAGTATCTGCCGGGTAATCACCCGGTACGTTAATTACCACTGCTATGCCATCAGTGACTGAATAAACCGTTTCCCCCCGATTATCGGCTACAGCCGTCCAGGCTCCATCCTGATAAATCGCTACGCGCCCGGCTTCAGTAACGGGCGGTGCGGTGATGCAGGCATTAGCGGGAAGGCCAACACCCTGAGCCAGATACTCATCATTTGAGCCAGTGAACTCGCCGCTTACAGTATCAAAATTATAAATTGTCAGTGTGCCGGCCGATTTTGCCAGGCCGTTTTTATCAAGCGTTACCTTTGCCATTATGCAGCTCTCACGATGTAGTTAAATGCGACGTTACGCGGACGGCTAATACCGTATACGCCTATCGGCCACGTATTTGATACGTAATCATTAGTTGTTGGCGTCATTGACACATACATGCCAGAAGTGCTTGAAAGAGATGCTGCATCGTAACCCCACCTGGCTCTGTCAACGAGGTTGTTTATGGCAACCACCGTGTTAGTGCTCGCACCATCGTCACCTACCACCACGGATCCCTGCTGAGTTGACAATAAAGTACGGCCGGAATCCACGCCGCGCCCATCATCCCAGCCACGAATAAATTCACCACGTAAATCAGCGAGTTTCAACCCCGGATAAACTAACGCCAATTTCGGATAGAGAGTGTCGCTGAAACCTGCCCCATTACTTTTCAGGAAGACCATGCCAGCCATTGAGGGAAAGAGTTCATTAGGCATTTTTGCGTGAGGCCAGGGGAAAGGCGAACCGATAACGGGCGCACCTTCGCCTAAACCGAGGTTTTTGAGAAGGTCCGCAATCAGCCCTGCGTCTTTAATTTCTGACAGGGCGTTTGCGATCTGAAGATACTGGCCGTGTGGGTTATCAGCATCGAGATGCTTTTTCATTAAGCTGTCTGCGTAGGCTTTCACCTCGATCACAGCGTCATCAACATATTTGCGCGTCGCCAGCACCACAGACGGATCAATCTTCAGCGTGACGGCAGTTGTGCTGTTTACGATTAAAATCATGCGCACGGTTTGCGTCCGGCCGCTGCCTTCAGCCAGTTGCGGCTTATAGGTTTCAGGGCAGTTAGCAACGGCAATCAGCACGCCGTCGGCATCATAAAGGCCGATTTCGCGGATCCAGAAACCGCCTTCGCTTTCCGGGATAATCTGCTCGGCGATAATCTGGCTGCTGTTTGCTGCGTCAACGGTCAGCGAATTAAGCTGCGCGCGGCGCTTTTCGCCGATGAGCTTTGTCTGTTCGGCATCAGGCGTCGGCAGTGTGCCGCCACCATCCCCGACGCCCAATGATGTGATATTCACTTTTGAGCCGAGCGCGGCTGCGTTCGCCAGATTAGCCGCGCCCTGGTTGGTCAGCAGGGCAAAATATTTTGTCGTCATGCGCTCACTTCCGTCAGGTCAATAAGATGCACCGCCACGCCGGAATAACCCGGCCCGCCGACGCTGATAAGTTCAGGGGTATAGGGATAAACGGTCAGCTCGTCGCCGCTGTAGCTGGTAACGGCGACCGGCACAACTCCGTTAACATCGAGATTAATAGACAGGCCGATCAGGTGGCGGCTGCAGGGCTTCGCGTCCGCTATCAGGCGCTCCAGCTCGTTATACATTTCCTCGGTAATGCCGGTATCGAGTACGCCCACATCAAGCCGGAACGTGCCTGGCGCTTCGTTGGTTTTCCACCACTCAATTATCCTGATGAGATAGCCCAGCGGCTCAACGACGCGGCGGATAGCACCTATCGTTCCCTTGTGCCGGTGCACGTACTGCGAGGCGGCAACCACGGCGCGCTTTGTCGATTCCGGCCAGGCTGAATCCCAGCGGTCAACTGACCACGCCCACGCCAGATAGGGCAGAAGCTCCACCGGGCAGGTTTGAGGATTCCATAACTGGCGCAGCGGCACGTTCATAGCGCCGGGGCTTGCCAGCGCCTCAGCGGCGGCAACCTCAAGCGCTGACGAGCCGGTCGGCAGCAGGCGATCACTCATCCGAGCCTCCCACGGTCAGCGTGTAGCCTGTGCAGTAAGCGGCCTGCGTTTTGTCGAGCACCACGTCAGCAGAAGGCTTGATAAGGTTGACGCGCTGCACGCCCTCAACGTGCATGGCGGCATAGAGCGCAGACAGGCGAATGTCACGGCCGAGGCGCTTTTGTGCGCTGACAAAGGCGGCGAGCTTTGCCTCAGAGGCGGCGCGGATCGGTTCAGCTTCCGGCCCCGGATAGAGGTACAGCTCAGCCTCGATTTCGTAATTAACAATCTTCGCTGACTGCACGCTCACCCGGTCGGCAACCGGGCGCACGTCTTCGTCATTGAGCGCAGCGTTAACCACGGCCAGCAAATCATCACCGGCCACGCCGTTGCCCTCACGCGCGAGCACTGTCACCGTGACCACTGCAGGCGACGGGCTGATGGCTGATGCATCGGCTACGCGGCCGTCGGCGCTTCTGGCGTGATACTCATATGCACCGGTCGGCCCGGCAACGCTAAGCCCTTCAAAGGCGGAGGCGATGCGCAGCCGAAAATCATCGTTACTTTCCATCACTGCCGGGGTTGGCGGGATGGTTGTATCGTCGGCCGGGGTAATCGTCAGGCGGGTTACGCCATTGTTTGCGCCGAGCTGGTCAAGGTCACCATCCAGTGCATACGCCACCATTACCGCCTGTCCCGCCTCGTTGATGCGTTGGCGCAGGATCAGCTCGCGGTAAGCGTTTTCCTGCAGCAGCTTAACGATGGGTTCTGATTCAAGCGTCAGCGTGCGGGCGATAGCGTCCTGCTTATCGGCCGGGTAAAGGGAAATCAGCGTCGCCTTTCGCTCGGCCAGCAGGGTTTCATAGTCCAGCGCCTCCACCACATCAGGCGCGGGCAGCTGGCTCAGGTCGATAGTTGCCATAGTCTCAGCTCACAGGAACGGTTAAGGAAAAAGGCTGCGCGCTGTCGGTGCGGTTGCCGGACAGCTCAACCACCATTGCGCCGTTGATATCCGACTCAAAGCTGATGGCAGTCAGCTTTACGCGCGGCTCCCACATTAGGATTGCCAGATAGCAGGCCGACATAATCTGCAGGCGCAGCGCCTCGTTTTGCGGCTGGTCAATCAGGGCGGATAAAAGTGAACCATACTGGCGGCGTATCACTCTGGAGCCGAGCGGGGTCAGCAGAATGTCACACACCGATTGCCGGATATGATCAAGGTCGGTCAGCGCGCCGCCGGTTTCCCGGTTCATGCCGATATATTTTGCGGTTGTCATATCGGTTCCCCCGTCTGGCCACCGCTGTCGCCAGGGTGTTTATGCTTGTGCAGAACCTTGCCGTTTGAGGAAAGGCTGCCGCCGGTATGCGTAACGTCGCCTTTCATCGTGCCGCCCTGGGTGACTTCCAGCTGCGCAGTTTTGAGCAGCGTTGTGCATTCCACTTCTGGCGAGTCGAACAGGATTTTTACCGCCGCTTTGATGGTTGCGGTCTGTATGCCGGTTGCAGACAGTGCGCCAGTCTCCGGCTCGTACTCGATCACCGCGCCGTCAGGAAATGACCAGTGCAGCGCATCGGCCGGGGCTGACGGAGCCGGATTGTCATCTGAGAAAATACCCGGCAGCACAAAGCCGGTATCGAGTTCGCCGCCGAGGCACAGAATAAGCACCTGCTCACCCACTGACGGCGCATTCCAGGAGCGGGTTTTACCCGCGCGGGCGCTCAGCCAGTGCAGCCAGCCGGTTGTGTTTTTTCCCGTATCGACACGGCACAGCCCGCCATCAAGGTTGACGGCCGACACGGTTCCGATGCGGATCAGATTGCGCAGCAGGCGCTGAATTTCTGCGAGTTGTTCGTTCATGGCTGTAAGAATGCCTTGTAACTTAGGCATTCTCTAATGGATGTTGTTTGTTGATATATCTGCAAACAATGGTGATAGACTTTGTTAGTAATTCTACATCTTATGATTTTTATGCTCTATTTTTGCTCTTAACTCGAACTCGATAAGGCCAGTTATTTGTTCAATGATTTTTTTCTTTCCAAATTCAAACGAATCACCTGATAAAATATAATGATATTTATCTTCAATTAGGAAGGTTTCATTTTCAACACCGGCAAAGTCACAAAGGTTATTGTAGAATTCAAAAAGATATCTAATTGAAGCCACTGATTCTTCAGTAGTTAGCCCCAAGGTCCTATATCTGCGACCATCAATAGGATTTGTTTGTAACGACCTTTTTGTTAAGTCAATTATCTCAGCCAACCCCAAGCATAAAGCGAGCTTATATGTTGATGGGCAGAAATCGATAGTATAACGTGACCAAGATAATTCAGAATCTTCGTTCCTGATTATAGAATTTAGTAAAAAAATAAGCCTTTTTAACTCATGACTTACTTGTATAAAGGCGACAATGTTAGGCACTGGCGTGCCATCGACGGGTTTTCCAACAAAAAAGCCTTTATGCACTCTTGGGTGCACATTATTTTTTGCTTTCAGCCGCCCTAAGTATTCTACATCGCCAACTTGAGTAAAATAAGAAAACATTTCTTTTCTATGGGAGTGAAACAAATCTATGTTATTTTTTTGCCTAGTATTTTTAATCTGCTCTGCGGTCTGCTGGCTTCCGTGAAATCTTGCCACCAAAATTGATAAAGGCAGGGCTAAAGAAAGTATAGCTAGGGGCAGCGCGCTAATTTCGGTAAACTTTTTAAAACCTACTGCATCGAGCTGCAGAGTATACCCTTCCCAAGCGTAAGAAGAAAATTCTAAAAAATATGTAAATGGGGTGAAAATAGATAACCAAAGCAGTCCCTGCTGCATCAAACCTTTATCGGGGTGAAGAGTAAAAATGAATTTAAAAAAACCCGGCTTCCCTAATAATTTCCGCGAATCTGATCCTTTGCCAGCTACTAGCCAGAGCCAAGCTGAAACGATAACAAAGGAGTATAAAGCAGGCATAAAAAAAACATAAAGAATAAAATCCAGCTCATCAAAAGTAATCATGTCTTCCAGTATTTTTAAGCTCAGGTTATATGGCTGAATGTAATCTATTTATAACGAGGTTTTCAATCATCTGCAGCTGACTTTCGTTTAAACCCAGCAGCGGTCTAGCTTCATATTGAATGTCTTTACCTCCTTTAGATGGCCGGTCGCGCAGCCCGTAATGATGCACACGGGCCATGCGCTGCACGTTACCCGCAAACTCAATAATCGCCTCATTCGGGCTGGCCTGCGTCTTCATGTACTTAGCGGTGCGCAGCTTCATGAACATCTCGCGCTTAATCCGGCCCTTTTTGCTGCGCACCGGCTGCGTTTTGCGGAACTTAAAGGGCGTTCCGTCCGGAGCCTGCTGCCGCCTGATGTTCTGCTGCTGACTCGCGCGCAGCTTCTTCGCGATGGTTCGCGCCATCTCTTTACGCGCCGGGGCTGACAGGCTGCTGATAAGCGCCTCCAGCCGGTCATTTACCAGCTGCAGCTCGCTCATGTCTGCAACTCGCTGACCAGCTCGCCTTTAACGTACAGCTGCACCGGCTGCGCGTCATTCTCCGGCAGCGGGTTCTCGCCGACGTGGGTCACATGCAGCCCGTCGTCGGCCTGCTTCACGACCACGCGCTCGCTCAGCTGCAGCTCAATGCTGATATCGCTGGCCGTGTCGCTGATAACATCCGCCTGGAAGGTAAAGCCCGTACGGCGCTTTTCCTCGGTCGCCATAATGTCGGGTTCATTCGTGCGCAGCCATGCCAGCAGCGGCACAATCAGCAGGTCAATGTTACCGGCGTAGTCGGTAATGACCATGTTAAGCCGGTACTGGTATTCAAACGACAGCGAGCTGGCAAGCGTTGAGACGATGCGCCCGCTGTCGATAAATACGTTGAGCGCGTCAGGGTTTCGCTGCAGCTCCGGCACGCTGTCGGTCAGTGCCTGGCGCAGTTGTTGAGGTTTCAGCATCGTGTTGTTCCTGGCAGTCTTTAATGATTTCGACCTGCAGCCCGCAGGCGGCGAGGGCGGCCTCAAGCTGGCGATTGTCAGCCGCCAGATCGCCCGCCGTTTTAAGGCTGTTTCCCGGCACCGGGCAGCTTGTCACGCGCGGACAACCGGCCGCGTAATCCTCGATCACGTAGTCCTCGTTGATTGACTCATAGTTTTCGATGCGGTCGCGCTTCGGCACCTCGTCAATCAGGCGGCGGTGCGTGCCTTCCTGGAAGTAAATCGACAGGTTATCGGTGCGGGTGATAAACATGGCGTCGGCCGGGAAGTACGGCACGCGCACCGCTGGCAGACCGCCGATGCGTTTCTGACTGATAATGACGTCAGCGGCCAGCTGCTCGGTGTTGGCCTGCGACTGGTTGACGATCGGGAAGTATTTATCAGCCAGCAGCTGACGGCCCACGATAACAACCAGCTCCGGGTCTTCCTGATACCACGGCTCGATCAGGGTGTTGGTGGCATCCATCACCAGCGCATCGAGGCTGGCATAGTCGCCGTTTTTGCCGACGCGGATTTTTTCAGAGACGACGGTGCCGTCTTCCTCGGTGATTTTGCTCATCACGCGCGCCGGGGCATCGTTGCGGTACTTCTGCAGCCAGCCTACGGCCACGTCCTGCAGCATCGGGAACTTGGCGCGGTTTGAGGTTTTGGCACGGGTCACGCCATTGAAGCCGATCATGATGCGGTCAAGTGCCTGACGCTTCACGATGGCGTCACGCAGACGGGCCTGAAAATCTTCATAGCGCGCCCACAGGTCAAGGGTGTTATAGCGGATGTGGAAATCGTAGTTGACCTGCACACACTCATAACCCTGCTTATCCAGCGCGGCGAAATCAGCGGTTTCGCGCTCGTCGCCGCCTGCCGTGTCGGTCACGCTGGCAATCGAGCCGGATACGCCGATCCCGATTTTCTCGCCCTTCATTTCGGACACCGGCACGATGTTGATGCGGGTCAGGAAATCGGAAGACTCCTGCACGCGGTTCATCAGCGTCTGAGTGACCGTCGGCTCAACGGTAAATTTCTTGTTCATGTCGTCGGTTTCGACGCCGTTCAGCTCGGCGAGGCGGGTCATGAACTGGTTAAACTTAAAGCGGGTATTCTTGCGCATTGGCGTTCCTGTTTATCTCTGTGTCGGGTTTTAACGTTCAGGCCACGCCTGATTAGCAGTCGGTCTGCGCGCCGGACTTCGGATCGCTGCCGGTTGCCGCCGGGCGGCGGTTAAAGCTGCCGTCGGTCTGCGAAAGCTGGCCCTGCAGCGCAGCGAAAGCGGCGCGGTCTTCCCCGGCCTGCTGCTCGATAGCCTCCAGGCGTGCGGTGACGGACTGCTCCAGCGCCGACAGCTCCTGCGCCTGACTCTCCGCGTTCAGCTGCACCTGCTCGGCGACGGCCGTTACTGCCGCGCTGACGTCGGCGAACTGCTCGCCGTCGGTTTTCTTTTTCGCAGAGAACATCGCCGAGATGCGCGCCAGCAGGGACGGAGACGGCTCCGCTGCTTCTTCAAACTCGATCACGGTTTCTTCTGCGGCGGTAAAGAGGTTGCCTTTATCCAGCTTGCGGGACGCCAGCGGATTCACTTTTGCCGTGGCGCTGAAGCTCAGGATTTCCGTGCCGAGGCTTGCCGGGTCGTCGGTGACGGCCAGGCCGACGAGATACGCCTCGCCCGTGTCGGCGAACTCAGGGTTAACTTCAATGGAGGTGTAGATTTTCTGGCGCGCTTTGGTCAGTTCGACCAGCTCAGGCGTCGGGTCAATCCATCCAAACAGCGCGAGCTTGCCCTTGAGCGGCCCGTCGCCGATTTCTTCAGCCTCAACGGCGGTCACGTCGCCAAAGCGGCGGAAAGTGCTGTCAGCGGCATAGCCCCGGATGTGTTCCATGTTGATGCGTGCGCCGTACATTTCCGGGCTGTAGTTTTTCGCCATCTGCGAAATCCAGTCGCGGGAAATGACACGGCCGTCAGTGGTTGCGCCTTCAACTGCGATACGAAAACGCTTTGATTTGATTGCTGCCATTAATCAGGCTCCGGTCAGGTGTTGGGTCGGTTCGGGGCCAGTTTCCCCGTCGCCACACAATCCCTCAACGAATGCCAGCCCGCTGATGCATCAGCAAACAGGGACAGCAGGCGCGCCATTTTCGGCACCGGTAGCCTTGCCGGTATGAAAACGACACCGACAACCATCATCAGCGATCCGCGCCGTCAGGCTGCGCTGCTTTACTGGCAGGGTTATTCCGTGCGCCAGATTGCGGAGACGCTCGGACAGAAAACGCCAACCGTGCAGAGCTGGAAACAGCGCGACGCGTGGGACGACGTTGCGCCCATCAGTCGTGTTGAATCCAGCATGGAAGCCCGGCTGATCCAGCTCATCATGAAAGAGGTAAAGGGGAATGGTGATTACAAAGAGATAGACGCGCTCGGCCGTCAGATTGAGCGCCTTGCCCGCGTTGAGCGCTACCGCAGCAGCGGCAACGAGGCCGACTTAAATCCCAACGTGCGCAACCGCAACAAAGGCGAGCGCCAGCCGGTTGTTAAAAATGAGTTCAGCGAGGAACAGACAGACAAGCTGACCCGCTATTTTATGGATAACTGCTTTGAGTATCAGCTCAACTGGCACCGCGCAGGGCTGACTCACCGCATCCGCAATATCCTGAAGTCCCGCCAGATTGGCGCAACGTTCTACTTTGCCCGCGAGGCGCTGATAGACGCGCTGACCACCGGCCGCAACCAGATATTTCTTTCGGCCAGCAAGGCGCAGGCACACGTCTTCAAAAACTACATCATCGACTTCGCCCGCCAGGCTGACGTTGACCTGAAAGGCGATCCAATCGTGCTGCCGAACGGCGCGCACCTGATATTCCTCGGCACGAACGTGCGTACCGCGCAGAGCTACACCGGCAATCTGTACCTGGACGAATATTTCTGGATACCGAAATTCCAGGTGCTGCGCAAAGTCGCCAGCGGCATGTCGCTGCACAAGAAGTGGCGCACGACCTACTTTTCCACGCCGTCGGCCCTGTCGCACAGCGCTTTACCGCGTCACTGATAGCTGGCATCAAAATCGCTGCGACATTGGCAATAAAATCTTGAGATTGCACTAAGTCAAATGCGTTCTGGCTGTTTGCATTTTCAGTATGCATAACGCAATATCTCCTTTGGTCCGTTTTGTTCTATCGTGTTTCATGTGGTGTGAATGCACTTTAGATCGTAAAAGCGATTTGGTAAATGATTATTTATCACTTTTTGGTGTTTTTATGATTGCAGAGAAAGGCGGTAGCGCTCAGATTCTCGAAAGATTGATGTCTTCTTATGGTGTTAGCACGCAGAAAGACCTTGCTGCAGCCCTTGAAATTCCAGCAAACAACATTAGTGGCTGGACGCAGCGTGATAGTGTTCCAGGCAACTCAATAATTAAATGTGCCTTAGATACTGGCGCTGATTTGCGTTGGTTAGTTACTGGACAACTCGCAAAAGCAAATTCAGTATGTGAGTTTGATAGACTCAAAGGTAAGGCACTGTATGACGAAATCATTTCAAATGGCGGGAAGCCCGTCTTGCGCAGAATTATGGATGCCTATGGTTTTACCCTCCAAAAACAACTCTGCGAACTTTTGGGCATATCTTCTGGAACTGTAAGTACGTGGGTTAGGCGAAATTATTTTCCTGGTGACGTAGTTGTGACGTGTGCTCTTGACACGGGGGTATCATTACAATGGCTAGCTACCGGTAAAGAACATAATATAAAATTAATAGATATAAGAAACAACATTGCTCATATTCCTAGAAAAAACATCAATTCTGGAGTGTTAATTGATATGGGTAATTGGAGTGTAGACTCGACATTTATTCCTAATATTGTGAATATGCCAATATTTATATCGAGCAATGCATCTTCGTGGATAATTGACGGAAGTTTACATGAGTTGAGTAATGGATGCTGGTTGCTTGGTATAGATGAAAAATATGATATTTATAATGTAACGTTGCTTCCTGGCAAAAAAATAAGTGTTAGCAAAGGAGAGGCTAGTTTCATCTGTGCCGATAATGATGTTTATGCTTATGGAAAAGTTGTAATCACTATTGAGGTGAGCATCTGAATTTTGTTTGAACTATAAGGGATTAGATTTGGTGAGGTTAATATGGAATTAATTTACATATATGTACTTGAACACAAAATATTAAATGATTTCGGTGCCGAGCTTAGCTCAAATTTTAAAGTTGAAAATTTTGAAGGAATTATAACAATAAGTAAAAAGAACATTTTGTTAGACTATTATGATGGTTTGAATATAAAGGCAATTATTGGGAAAAATGGAGCGGGGAAGTCCTCATTATTAGATTTCATTGAAGAATCATGCAACCCTTACACAGAGTCTCGGGGGTTTATCATTTGGCATGATTCATTTAAAGATGAAATGATCATTCATGATATAAGTCATGTAGCATATAAATTTAAAATAGAATCTTGTTTAAAATATAAGGTCGTGAGTAATAATAGTACTACATTTAAAAATAACAATCATAAAATTTATAAAATAAATAACCTTCCTTCAAATGAAATTTTTATAAAAAAAAGAAATAAAAAAAATGTCATTGATCTGTCTTTAGGTTCGCAAAGCAAACTTAAAGGTAAAAATAGGACAAAAAACTTAAAGCGTTTGCTTGAATTTTTCAATGAAAGTGAATGGTTAGCAAACAAACATGCTAAATACATTTACACTTTTCATTTTAAAAATACTAGTACTACAATTAATCGTTGGATCAATAAATTATTAAATGAAGGCAATGAAGATTTACAAGAAGATTTACAAGAAGATTATATATCTAGTTTTAGACATGATTTCGAAATGTATACTTCTTATGATCTTTTTGACGAAAAAAATGTTTCAATAGATTCAATTTATCAGGGCTTGCTGATAAGAAATGTTTTTAGTTTCATTAAAAGTTTCCCATCAATTCATATAGGTAATAGCAGTTTTACAGACGAGTTTTGTCGTCAGTTTATAAACGGACCTTTACTTAATGATCCGTTAAAACATGATTTATTTTTAGACGCCTTAATTTCATTTAATGCAAAATGGATAGTTGGGAACGGAGGTAATAAATCAGATGCTAAAGCTACTGCTGATAACGAATACATAAAATTTCATTGCTCAGTGTTTTTTGAATCAATGTTAAATGTTGCGGAAATAGTCTATTACAGCGTAATGAATGGTAATGTCAGACGTGGAAATGAATTTAGCACAAATGACTATTTAACAATAGTTTCAATCTTACAAAACTTAGCCGCACTTCCTCCAGGTCTAGCTAACAACTTTCGTTATGGGTGGGAAGGATTCAGTACTGGTGAGTTAGCAAAGTTAAATCTATTTTCTTCAATCTACAATATTGTTTCTAAAGAGAAAGAAATGAGCGGTTTGATCGTCATTGATGAAGTTGATTTATTCTTACATCCAGAGTGGCAAAGAAATTTTATTAGTGAGCTAATATCATTTTATAAAGAATTTAATCATGCAAAGCTTCAATTTTTGATTACAACACATTCTCCCCTTATAATAGGCGATCTACTTTCTGATGATATAGTTTCGATGCATATTCAAGAAAATGGCTTGCCGGTGAAAATTAGATCCTTTGGATTTGGAACCGAAATTACAGATGCTTATGTACTAGGGATGCACATTCAGTCTACTTTTGGAGAACATTCAAGGGTAAAACTTCTTGAATTAATTAATAAAAAGAAAATGAATGAGTTATCCGCTAAAGATAGAGCCTTAATTGACATGATATCTAATCAAGAGCTAAAACGGAACTTATCAAATGATTAACTATTCTGCTCATTTTTCAAAGGAATTAACAGCTGAAATTCGAAAGGATTTTGCCACTCGTGTTTTAAGAAACCTTGAGCTACTAAGTGAATCTTGCAGAGTAAATGATCCTAAAAATTATAATTCCTTATTAAGATTGGCTTCAATTAACGAAGTTTCGAGGATTATTTTTTGCAAACCGAAGCGTTTAAAAGATCTTGTTGATGAGATTTTTATGTCTCTTCCCGTTATTGCTGACAGATACAATTCAAAATATATTTTCTCGAAAGGCAACTTTAATTTTGATTTCCTTAAATTGAATGGGGCAACGAAAGAAGCTAGAGGAATACACTCTGATGTCAGAAGAGCCTTATCGGCAGAACTGCAAAGACTAAACAGGGATTTTGATTCATATATTAGCAGAGACTTGGATATTAAACTGAATGCTAATACCTCGATCAACAACACAAAAAAAATACTTTATAGAGTGCAATCGTTCACCAGTGGGAAGGGTAAACTCACTAAAGATGAGAAAGCCTTATTCCCAAGATGGGTAAATGATTTTTATGGATCATTTGATTATGAATTTTTCAGTCAAAATTATGGTTACAAACTTGTAACAGCGAGCATGATTAAGGTTTGTCCTTATTGTAATGCAGAGGAGATTCCAATAATTTTAGGTGTAAATAAAAATCACAGGCCAGCATTAGATCATTTTCTGCCACGTTCAAAATATCCATTTTTGGGAGTTTCAATTTATAACCTAATACCAGCAGGGGACATTTGCAATACTTCATTTAAAAGTGACGTTGACTTTTTAGATGGATATCTTAATCCGCTTATTACTGGTATAGAGCATAAAAATTTATTCCATTTCAATTATAATATGGTTTTGGATGGAGTGGAAGTTAATGTAAGGAATATACCAATATTCGAAGAAAATAAAAAAATTTTTGAAATTGAACGTCGTTATATGGATGATAAATATAAAGAAAGTTATTTGAAAATCAGGAGGCAATATAAGATTCTTAAAGATTTAAATAACAACGAAGATATTTCCAAAGATAAAATCCTGATGAATGGATTTTTTAAAGCAGATCTAGTATGTAATAAAACTATAAATTTAAAATTTGAAAGAGAGGTGCTTAAACATGTAATTTCAAATTTAAAGGCTGAAATTGCCCTATAGTTAGAGGTTAGGAAGCAGCAGTTCATAATAGTAGTACGATGAGAATCATGAATTCATGAGTATTGTCTTCTATAATCTCACACATGAATTCATTGTTCACATATTAAACAGTTGTTGAACATTGGATCAATTCCCATCTCCCGCCAAACCATCGCCACTTTCCATTTTAAGTCATTGAATAAAATGGGAATGATGAGTATTCGGTCTTTTTTTGGTTGGTATTTAAAAACAATATCCTGGATTAGAACCAAAAAGTTAAACGCCATCCTGTTTTATTCTCTTCTACTCAGCTGCACTCTGTGTCGCCATTTTTTTGCCATTAACGCCAGCGGATAGCAGCGAATAGCATCTAAAGATGGTCGGGCGCGAAGTATGCATAACGAATCGTCACCCTAATGCCGGAATGTCCGGGAGTACGTTACAGCACGATGATTTACCCCCCGGTAATCCGCACGCCATAATGATTATCCCGTGCCATGTAGCGGTTCTCCTTTGAGGGGCTGCTGCAGTCAGGTGTCTGGGAAGGAAATCACGCCGCTGTCACTGTGTGGACTCTGACGCAACGAGCAAATCTGCTGCCCGCTGACAGGCACTAAAAAAGCCAGCGCCCGGCAGCGGCCGACTCCATAAACATGCGTATCGTCAGCGGGGATTTATCCTGCTCTACCGGTGCGCGGGTGAAAAAAGGACGGATTTTCCAGGGGAAATAAGCGGCGGGCGTAAAACCAGCTGGGTGAATATTAAAATCGCGAAAAAACGACTCTGCCATATCTGTTATATCGTCTGCTTCAAACAGTTCCTGCAGAATGTCGTCGTCACCAATTTGAATCTTTTTTAAGAAGAGCGTTGTCACCAGCGGCAGCTCTCGCAGAATGTATTCACGCACCGCATCAGGAGTTGATGTAATATTATTCACCAGATTTTATCCTCCGGCCTCACAATCAGGTTATAGCGATGGACGGTGCGGAAACTGATTTGTGACACATCATTTGCCAGAATCAGCCATCCCACAACTGGTACGGCCCTGCCTATAAATGTCCCGTGGTTATTCACTCAAAAAATCTTCAGCCCGCGTTTCAACTGCTGGAGCCGGATATTAACCGGAAGCTGTACGACCTGCCAGAATATCTCAGCGCGCTTAACTCTGCCTGGCAATATGATGCGGCGACGCTGTTCCGCTGCAAGTATTATCAGAACTGCGCGCATGCCGGTTACATCATCTACATGACCTCAGCGGCGCAGAGCAGCAGCGATGTCGACCGGATGCGTCAGGCGATGCGCGACACTAAAAGGCTGGGTAACATCCGCAACCTGTTCATGTACGCACCCAACGGCATCAAGATTCTGCCGCTTAGTGAAGTCGCAACGAGAAACGATTTCTTTAACATCAGGAAAGCCAGCCGCGACGACCTGTTGAGTGCGCACCGCCTGCCGCCTCAGATGATGGGAATGATTCCGGACAACTCAGGTGGATTCAGAGATGCAGTGAAGGCGGCGCAGGTGTTTATGAACCGCTGCAGAAACGAATGAAGGAAATTAATAACTGGCCGGGAGAAGAGGTGTTCACGTTTCGCCCTTATTCGCTGGAAGCGGCAGCAACAAACTAAAGATATAACGCCTGCATATGCAGGCGTTAGTTATTTACCTAACCATCTTCCGGCCTGTGCAGACTCAACTAGCAGGCGGATAGTAAGCGGATCATGTGGTGCGGTGAAATCTTCCGGAAAATAGTTGGTAAAAGTGATGGTGCCGGGGTCAATGCTAAAACTGTCAGCATATCGCTCAAGCAATTCATAAGCGTCAATGGGATCCATGCGAAAGTCATTGTTCAGATCAGTGTCGAGTTCAAGCTTATAACGTCTTAATGTGAACAAACTTCTGCCGTTATAATCTTCAACCAGCGCAAACACAGCCTTCTCTATATCCTCACCTACCATATCCTGTCGTCCTTATGAGCAATAAGGTTGTATTTTACCGTAGTTTTCCAGCCTATCTCCGCTACATCAGCGGCCATAATAACCCATCCCAAAACCGGAATTGTGCGACCGACGAACGTACCCAATTTGTGAGTCATTAACATTCTAATTTGAAGAGGTTTTTTTGGGTTTTGTATCCATGTGGGTAATCTGAAAGGAAGACGGTAATCGCGTAACAGTTTACGAGAATAGACCGAAGCATAAGAGGTGCCTTTCCACGCCCCTTTTAGCTTCCCTGAGACGTCAATCGTATTTTGTCCCGAGTAAATGGCAGCTATCGCGATGATATCTTTTGCACCGCTGAAGTGCTCGGCGGTCATATCAATCATAATCCAGAAATAAAGCTCTCCGGGAGAAAGGTTGGTAAGCCCGCCATAGAAGTAAGTCCCGTTTAACTGCTCAGTTGTATCCATATTATTCCCTTACATGGTTAACCGTACTGGTCAAAACTTTACCATATTGCCATACATCATCTGCTGCTCTAAGACCCATTTTACGAAGTTCTTGGGCCCTGCTGTGTTTGATACCTCACTAAACAACTGCACGCGTGGGTAGGCCGCTGACACGGCCTCCGAATACATGTTTGTACCCATCGCGCGTAATGCTATCCCCGCCACGCCTGCCAGCGTTGCACAATGTTTGTAATCCATGTGGTCAGAGGCCTCGAAAGGGCATCAAAGCGGGTGCCGCTGAGAAGAGGACCAGATGCTGCAAAAAAATGTTGGTATGTGGCGGACGGGTTTTAGGTCATTTACGATAGTCGATCTGAATTACGGCGTAGCTAATCCTGTCCTGTCGATCTTTTTAAGCAATCAGCTCTCTCCATATCATCCTCTGCAAAAGTAATCGCGCTGACCAGAAGGTTACTCTATTCAGTCTGCCTGTCATGCGTTTTATCCAGCCAGTCCCGTCCTGCTGCACGTAGATTTCAGTTTTCAATGTGCGCACGGAAGACCAGAAACACCCTTAACTCACAGGCATTACCGCTGTTAAAATCACCAACTTTCAGAATAATGATATTTTCAGCCTGCCCGCGGAATCATAAAATGCTGCTTTAACAGGGAGATATACCATGAAGAATGTTGTGCTAAGTATGCTTGCCAAGATTTCACAAATAGATGCAAGCACCAAACAACTCACCGCGCGCGTTGAGGCGCAGTCTCTGTTGATCAGTGC